GCTGTATCAGCTTTCATTTTTAATACTGTCTCTGCTGCAATGGCTAAATTTGGTGCTTGCATTGCTGCTTTTCTTTCGTTTTCTGATAGTGTAAACTGAGTATTAGCTCTCTTTTGTTCTAAATCAGCTGTAGCTGCATCTACACTTGTTTGAAAGTTTGTTTCTGCTAGTTGATTGTTAATGTTATATCCTTTTGTTTGTGATGCTGTAGCTAATGTTTGTGCTGCTAATAAAGCATTTTCTTGGGATATTTTTGTATTAGTTGCCTTTAAATTATCGTATTGAGCCTGTTTAATTTTTGTATCAAAATATCCTTGTACTAATCCAGTACCTATACTACCGAAGTCTGGTGTTCTGAATTGTCCTCCTTGTACGTCTGGTGTTGATATATTTCCTGCAGGTTGTACGGCTCCGCCTTTGTCATATACCATATTTGGATTTAATCCTGCAGCTTTTAGTCTTTGCATTTGTGCTTGTGGACTATTGTATTCATTCTGCATATTCCAGAATTGAATATTATCTGCTTTAGTCTTTGCGTAGGTTTCTCTACTAAACTGTCTTGATTTTCTGTTTTGTTGGCCTGTGGCTGCTGCGTTAGCGGTGTTTGCTAGCGCTGTAATGCCTGCTGCTGCTGTGATTGGATCTATTGGCATTTTTTTTGTTTTTTTGTTTTAATTTTCCACCTGCTTTTCCACTTTCGCAAGCTCTCGTTTGTATTTGGTGTCAATTAGCACTAATATATCAAGGATTATTAGTGCATAGCCTCCTCTTCGAAGGCTTGTTTCCATTGCGCTTTGCTTTTTTTACCGTAACGCCATGTATCGGGCAATTTAACCGTAGCACGGTTAAATTGCCCTCTTGGTTGTTTTTGTTTTGCATTTTTATAATGCGGGGGGTTATTTGAGCGCATTTTGTTCTGATTTTTCTTCTACGAAGTTTTGGCTTTCGCTCTTTTGCGGCTCACGTCCTGCGGCACGTTGTTGCTCCGCTAGGGAGGTTCTATGTTCGCCTATTTTTTCTCTGATGTATCTTGCATATTCTATTCGTTCCATGGGGTCCATTCTACTAACATCTGCAAATTCTTCGTCTTCTCCGTAATAAACGGGAGTAAATGTTGCTACTGATTGACCTCTTGTATATCGTTGTACTAATTCCTGTAATGACAATGTCATATCTGGTACTGTCTGAGATGGAGATAAAAAGGATTTTATCTCCTGCTCTGTTTTCTTGTTGCTGTATGTAAACGGTGTTCTAAATTTTATTTCGCCCTTCCTGAGCTCTTTTTGCGTGAGTTGCGATTCTGTGTGCAACTCCTGATTCTTTTTGTTGGTCATAACCTTCTAATGTTTGGTTTTCTGTATAATACTGTTGTTTTTTCTGATTTTCTATTTCTGTAAATTTTTGGGCTAGTTTATCTGCCTGTTCTCTAAGCTGTTTTTCTGTCCATATTTTTTGTCTGTAGTATCTGGGAAGTGATATTTTCTTTCCGTCTTCCAATGTTAAGTAATTTCTTTCAATATCTGCTCTATGATATCTAATTATTTTTTCAGATAAATAATTTAATCCTAATTTTTTAGACATTAGGCTGAATTCTGGTATCCTATCGTCATTTTGATGCATAGGAATTATTTTTCCTTTGTTAATGTATTTTGCTGTATATGCTGCTGATGCTTCTGTAAGTTCTCCAATATGTACTTCTCCTTTATCCCAAGATTTATGAATAAGGTTAATATCTGCATTGAATAGTATGATGTGATAATGAGGCCTGAACGTTTTGCTGCCATATTCTCCTGCTAAATAATATTTTATAACTACCTCTTTGGGGTGTGCTTTCCTAAGTTTTTTAAAAAAGAGTTGTACGTCTCTTTTATCCAGTGTAAGATATCCTCGTTTTGTAATAGGTACGAAACGGGTATCATAAGTAAGAGTAACGAAATGAGAGGTATCAGCATTTTTTGCGTGTTGTTTTAAACGAAATGTCCAGACGCTAGTGCGTCTGGACAAACACGCTGGACATTTTCCACAAGGTACCGGAACCTGCCGGTCGTTACTGTAAATAGGGTAGCGTGGGTTGTTTACGTGAAATGGTGTATCACAAGCCATTAGAATGATGGCGTGCCGTACTTCGGCATCTTACGTATTGCCTTAATATTGTTGAAAATATGTGCATAAATATTATCAACTTCTGGGTCTTCTACTGCAAATATACGTGTTGAAGGTTCACATGATATGAAATCTCCATTGAGATTAGGTTCTTCGGCAAATATTCTACCTAGGTGCCAGTAATCTAGTGATGTTTTCATTTCTCCTGCTACCCTTGAATTAAGGTATTTGTATTCGGCATATCGTGGTACATATCCAAAGGTAGTATCTCCAAATTCTGATGAACCATATATTTCTTTTGCTTTTACCTCTTGTTCGCCAATATTGGCAAATGTTGGCCAGTAAAAGTCTAGTCTATCAAATTTGTTTAATGACCGGTGTAGTCCTTGCTGATATGCTGTGTCAGGTGTAACAGATATAAGACCGATAATCCAACCATGTTCTTCAACATTATATTGAAACTCATTTCCACCTGATACTGATATACCATGTCCTGCCATTTGACCAACTGGCGCTGTGGTTTCTGCTGTACTAAGTACTTCTGAAATAACCATTTTACCTTTTGAACCGCCAAGATATTCTGGGCGTTGAAGTCTTGCATCAGATGATTTTACTCCAAAGTGTGCAAGAATTGATTCGATATAACGTGTACCACCTCTAGCATTTCTTTCTAACCATTCTTGAAGTCTAAAGGCTCTCCGTAGTGAATTAATGTCTGCTGCTTCTGCTGTAAGCTCAGATGTTTTTGCTTTAAGAGATGGTGAGTTATCAATATTAAGATAATTTGAACCTGTTGAGTCAATTAACAAACCATTATTAATTGAATACATTCCTGTAACATCTATATCGTTTCCTGTTACTTTATCCCTTGTTCTGGTAAATTCTCCAGCTTCATACTCAATAGGTACATCAGTAAATTCTCCAAGTGGAATGGTTACTGCGTCTCCTTTTTGTGCCCAAGGCAAACATGAAGTAAAGTAATCATGTTGCCATGCTCTCTGTCTTACAGAACTTTTTGCGTAAGAAGTAGCTGAAGTTCCAAATGCTGCATTTTCTCCATCTGTCAAAGTATCTACTAGTTCAGATTGCAAATTTTGGTCACGATAGTATTCGTTCCAAATTTTGTTGTATGCTGCAATACTTAGTGGGCTAAATGTTTGAGCATTTCTGTCAGGGTATACATAACCATTTGGTGTTGCTTCAGTTGGTAATCCTAAGTAGTCTCCTAATGATTTAACTGGAATATCATAGAAATATGAATAAGGTGCTACTACATCTAAATTTCCTGTAATCCATTGTTCCCAATTAGGCCATAGAATTCTGTTTGGCACAAAGAAATAGTGAGTGGTAACATTTACTTTGTGCATTACTGGGGCAATAAGTGGTGCAAATCTTAGCATTGTCTCTGTGCTAATTTTTACTTTGTCTCCAGGTACACAATCCATTACACATGTTGGGTATAATCCACCCATTTTAAACGACATTTTCACATCGTGTGAAAGGTCGAATACGTTGCTACCGATTTTCGGTAGCTGAATCGAGTTAAATAGATTTGCTTTTCCCATTATAGTCTAATTCCTCCTCTTTTAACTAAATAAGTGTTGTTTCTTTTTCGGCCATAGCCTCCTCTTTTACGGCCTCTGCCACGTCTTCTGCTGTATCGCATAACATTTGTTTGTTTTGGTTAATAATATGTAAATGTGTAATCTGTAATAATGATAATACTGAATCATATCTTGAAATAGCAAGAGATTGCATTTTCTGATCTTTGCATTCTTGATTTATTTGATTAATAAGCTTGAGAGCTTGTTTTCTCATATTTGTCGAAGTTTCCTTAAAATAGCTCATTTTTTAAATTTGTTATAAAAGTAATGCATTGTACCCATGTTTGTTCCAAAAGTTGAACCTGATTCCTTTTTATATGGATTATTAAACCATTCTCTTGTCTGAGTTCCAATACCTTTAAAACTAGTTGATTGACCTACGAGTCCTTCTACGAATTGAGCTAATGCTCTTGCCCATAATGGGTCCCATTTAAATATACCTTGTGAAGCTAAGTCTTCTTCAAATTCTTTTAATCTGTAATCTTGTTTTAAATTTTTTATAGTTTGTAATATTTGTTCTCTTTGTGCTTGGGATGAAGCTGTATCAGCTTTCATTTTTAATACTGTCTCTGCTGCAATGGCTAAATTTGGTGCTTGCATTGCTGCTTTTCTTTCGTTTTCTGATAGTGTAAACTGAGTATTAGCTCTCTTTTGTTCTAAATCAG